GCGTTGCTGTATGCGTCGGCATAGCTGCCAAGCACCCCTTGCAAGCCAGAGACAGCCGAGCGCAAACCGAGGTACAGCTGACTAACATTCGCAGCTTGTAGCAGCACTTCTTGGCGCACGCGGCTCGCCTTGCGGGCGGTGTCGGCGGCTTGGTCGGCGCTCTCGCGGAGCTTTGCCGTGGCGGAGCGTGCCACCTTAGCCACGCCCTCAATAGTGGAGGCGAGGGACTTGAGAGACTCGTCTTTGACGACGGTCACGACGTTGATGTTTGCGCTAGATGCTGCCATGGTTATTGCTTTTTAGCGAGACGCGCAGCCAGCTCGTGGGCGCGGGCGCGTTGCTCGGCGGTTGTCATTTTAGGGTTGTCAGCTGCGGGGCGATGTCTTGGGGCATTATCCCACGGGAGCGGGAGCAGCTGCTCGGGGGTTATCTTTCGGGTGGTGTGCGGCTGTACTGAGATCGTGGCAACGAGGCGGGCGCGGGTCCACTCATCGCGCAGGTGGGCGTCGCTCTGCTGCTGGTGGGCGTCGCTCACGGCCTCGAACTCTGCGGGGGTGAGCATCTCGAGGTCAACTAGCGACAAGCCGAGCACGCCCAAGCCGTACCCCGCCAGCTCAGCCCAGCTTACTTCTTTTTTTTTGCCCCCTTGTCCTCTGGGGCTTCCGCGACTTGGTCTGCCTGCCAAGCCATCAACTCATCGAGAGTGAGGTCGTCGGCAAAAGCGTCTGGATCATTGTAGGGGAACTCCACGCCGTCGCGCTTGCAAGCCTTGGACACTACGCAATACAAAAACACGGAGAGATCTGTGATGTCGTTGCCGATGTCGGTCACGCTCTTACCCGTGAGGGTTTCAAATTGTCGATACGCGCCGAGCGTGTGGTAGCTAGGGTATTTCTTCCCTGCGATGCTAAATGTTTGTTTCTTTGCTGCCATAATTCAGTCTAAAAAAGGCGGGAGGCGCACGCCTCCCTTTTAGTTAGTTTGTGTGTTGGTTAATCCTTTGAAATGATTTTTTCGGAGTCGAGCTCTACGGCACCCGTGTTTTTGAGACTGATGTTCCATGTGGCATCGTCGCCCGCGCCGTCTTGACGCTTGAGGGACTCGATCACGAAATTACCAGTCAAATAGGGCGCTTCTTTACCGCGCTCCATGCACTTGCACTCGACGGGCTGTGCGTCGTTGTAAGCCTTGAGGAGTGAGCCGAAGTCCGCTTCTGTTTCATCGTAGCTGACGAGCCCCTCCGCGGTAATCGAGACGCTCAAACTGGTCACGCTACTCTCTTTCCACTTGCTCTGCCCCTTGCCTTTCGAGGCTACGGGCTTGACGTTGCGTTCCTTGGTTTCGGTGGTGAAGTCTGTGCTGTGGCTAGTGCAATGCCCCACGGGCTTGCCGGCGACATAAAGCAGCATGTCGGAGCCGTTGAAATATCCTGATTGTGCCATCTATGGTGATTTTTGTGTTTTGGGTTGTGGCATATAGTTTTGTATTAAGCGCGCACCGCGAAGGTGAGCAAATTGCCATAAGCGTCGGAGTCGTACAGCTCCTCCGCGTCGGTGAGGATGCAGCTACGCACACGGAGGTCGCCCTCTTGTGCTTGCTGATGGTCTAGGGCTGCGCGTACAGCCTCTGCGAGGGCTACGCTGCCCGCGTAGGTTGAGGCGTAGCATACCACCTCGACAAGCGCGGTGTCCGCGCTGCTTGGTGTCTTTGTTGCCTGCGTCTCTAGGGCTGCGCGGCGGTAGACTACATAAGGCAGGGTCGCCTGGTCTACGATAAGCGGGTACACGCGGTCGGTAATGGCGCGCACGCGCTCGCTGTCGGTGAGCATCTTGCGTATCAATATACCCACACTGAGGGAGGTTTGTGGCATGGTGTTATTTGCTTGTTAGTCGCTCGAGCCAGCCAACGAAGCCCGACATAATTTCGCCCACCGCTACACTGTTGGCGGCGGCTGCCGCGCTCATAAAGCCTAGGGCGGTGATTTTGCCGCGGCGGGAGCTTGTGCCGCGCGTGAATCGGTCGCGAGTACCACCTTCAAACCAATAGGCGATGGGCTTTTTCAGCCCTGCGCGGTTGGTGTGCATCGACTTTTCGCCTTTGGTCATCACACGCACCTTAAAGCCCATCTTTTGTTTGAAATTTGCCACGCGTATAGTCTTTGCGATGGCGGCGGCGTTGTGTAGGCTCTTGCCCTTTAGCGCGCTTTGCGCAGCTCTGCGCACCTTGTTGGCAGCTTTTCGCGTCGGGTTGCGTAGTGCCTTGAGGCGGTCGCGCTCGTTGAGCCTTGCCCACATATAGCGGAGCTCTTGCTCATTGATTGTTACGTTAAGCATAGCCAGTCGGCGTTACTCGTTGACGCGCTCGCAAATCAATGTTTGCAGGCCGCGCGCGGTGTTGGGAATTATAGCGGTAATCGTGTAGAGATGTCCGCCAATCTCGCGTGCCCGCCACTGCTCTCGCGGCTTGTGCTGGATGCGGATGTTGTACTCGGTGGAGTGGTTGGCGAAGTGCTCGCCCACCTCATCGCGCCCGCGTGCCGTATGCTTGATGCGCTCAGCGTGAACCGTGCGGTAGGGCGTGTAGGTTGTCTTCTCCGCTCCGTAAGCATCCACCACGCGCGTGGGCTGGAGCAACTCGAGGGCTGTGGTCATCCGTCCTGCGTACATAATCTCTGGTAGGGTCTAATTAGTGCGGTCAATGTGGCGGGTACCTCGGACATCTGCACACCAGCCACCGCCTCGCGCTGGTTGTACCAATGTCCGCCAAGTGAGTAGATGGCAATGGTCAGCGGGCGGGGCAACGCGCCGCCACCGAGGGCTTTCAACTCCTCGGGGCTGCGGTTGGTGGCTCTAATTACCGCCTCTTCTGCTGCCTCCAATAGGTGGAGGAGATAGACGTCATCGTCGTCGAAATCATCGGCGCGGACGTGCCTTTTGAAAAGGGAGAAATCGGTGTGCATGAGTGTCTAGGGGTTATGCGTTGACTTTGAGGAGCGCGAACGCCTCAGGGCGGAGGGTCTTAAATGCAAACATCGTGTTAAGTGTGAAGCGCACCTCGTCGCGCGTCGCACCGGTGAATGGGTCGACGACGAACGCCATATCACCAAATTGCCCGCAGGGCTCGTAACGCCATGCACCGAGGCCGATAAACTCTTCCGTGATAAACGGAGTACAGAAGACGGGCAGCCCCGCGATTTTGTTGTCCGCACATACCATGAGGCCGCTGCCTGCGTCCACGGGGGTGGTCTCGAGGATTGCCTTCTGTGCCTCAGTCATTACCCAGCAAAGGGAGTCGCTTGACACTCCGGAGCTGAGCACCTTAGCCTTGAGGAGGGCGAGGTCGCGCAAGGTCGTGGGCGCGGTGAGCGTCTTGGTGGGGCTTTCCTTGAGAGTGGCGAAAGGTCCCACGAGGTTGGTAGCGTTGGTCACTTTGTCAGGGCTGAACATTGCCTTATTGAGCAGGTAGGTCACGGCGTTGGGGATGATTTCCTTGATAACGGTTTCCACGATGCCGTTGGTCTGCACAAGTGTTTGGCGGGTGACGGGCAAGGTAATACCCACGCGGTCGGGGCTCGCCTTGAGTTGACTAAGCGTGATTTTTTTGTCCGTAAGCGTGACAGACTCGCCAGCGATTTGTGCTTCTACAGCCTCAAAGACGGGCCAAACGTACTCACCCGACAAGCCGGTCTTAACTGTGATTCCCACTTTGTCGAAAATGAGCCCAGCTTGCAAGGGGCGGAGGATGTCTTGCACGTTGATAGGCACCACACCACCCTTTTGTGCATCGCTCACGAGCATGACGTCGCGGACGATCTCCACGTTGGTGGGCCTGCCCGCATTCATGTTCTCACGCACGATGCGGTCGGCTTCTTCAATGTTGCGGGTGCGCTCTTCCTCTGGTTGGCAAAGTGCGAGGGCGCGGAGGTCCATCTCATTCTGTTGGAGCTCGCGCAAAATGTCTTGATACTCTTTTTCTTCGGCTTCGTTGCGGCTGCGCTTCTCGGTCTTGAGTGTCTCAGACATAGTGCTGATGCGCTCGCGCAATTCTTCGCGGCGGTCGCGGAGATGCTTTGCTTGTAGTCTAATTTTGTGCATATCTATATAGTTAGCTAGTTAGTTATCGTAGGTCTTTGCGGCGCGCTGCATATCTTCGATTTGTTCGCGCCAGGTGGTATCTTCGGGGGCGTCAGGCTCTTGCGCCTTGTGCATAAGCTCTCGCAGCTCCGCGTGGGTGTCGGGGTAGGCAGGATTTACCACCAGCGACATATCGTGCACCCCCTTGACGGCTCGCACCGTGTAGAGTATCTCAACTTTGCCACCGTCTGTGTGTACTACCTCACGGCTCACGTAGTCGGTGTCCCAATAAGGGACGGTGAAGGCGAAGGAGCAGCCAGTGATGTCCCCGCGGCGCACAAGCTCCAAAGCAGTGTCGCCGTCGATGGTGTTGGGGGCGTCAAACTCGAACGTCACGCCCGCGTCGTCCACATCGTAGCGCAGTGTGCCTTGTCCTTGGTTGGAGCGGGCGAGAAGGTGCTGATTGTCGTGGTACAAGTTGAATTTTATGTCGCTTTTATCGAGTAGTTCGCGGGTTATCGCGCTCTTGTCGATGACCTCATACGCGCGCTCCTCGCCGTCGTCCCACAAGGCGGCGGAGCGTTGGCCGAATAAGATGGCGCGGCCCGTGATGGTGCGGCTCTCCGGTTCGCCGTCTGCGGCGGCTCTGATGTGCACGCCCGTGGGGATGAGGAGCGCGCGCTGTATTGGGGTCTGGTTAGTCTGTTGGTTCATTTTGTGTGGGGTCTTGGGGGTTGGCTGTGTCGGCGGATAAGTCGCGCAGGTTTGCAGAGACTAGCGCGCGGTCGCCGCCATCCACGGGGGGCTTATTTTCGGCGGTGCGCCACTCGTTGACTGTGTAGAGTCCGGCGGCGATGGTTGCCGTTTGGTATCGCACGCGGCTCTCGAGGTCGCAGGCATTGAGCTCCAAGCGGTCAAAAATGATGCGGCGCTTATGGGCGATACTCGAGGGGTACAGCTTGCGCAGTAGCTCACACTCGATTTTCACAAGGATAGGATTAAGCGTACCGCGCAAAAAATCTGCGTACGCGTTCTCCGCGCTCTTGTAGTTGGTGGCGGAGTCGTCGAAGACGAAGGACGGATGCACGCCAAAAAAGCGGCAAATCTCACGCACCGAAAATTTCCGGGTCTCCAAAAATTGCATGTCCGCCGAGGTCATCGTGATTTGCCGAAACTCTGAGGAGCCAGGGAGATGCACAATCTTTTCGCCGTCCGCAAATCGCTCGTCTAAGCTCTTCGCGGTCTTTTTAAGCTCGTCCTCTTGGTACTCGCCGAATCCGCGCAGGCTGCGGTCGTTGGTGACAAAGCCGCGGACGTTGCCGCCGTTGCGGAATCTCTTGTTTGTCTCGGCATCTCCACGGGCGGCAGTGTCGAGCGTTCCGCGGGCGTAGTCTAGCACACTGCGACCCGTGCGCCCGTCGGTGGTGGCATATTTGAGATGCAGCACCTCGCTTTGGTCGTAAGTGCCCGACAAGCCTTGTGCGTAGTCGCTTATCGTGTAGACACCACGCGTGGAGTCATGTGCCACCGTGTGGGGGCTGCATAGCATAAGGCGGTCGAGCTCTTGCGTTGCACTAGAGTAGATGGGCAGCACGTAAGCGTTACCGTGCAAAAGCAGTTGGCGAACGAGCGCCTCACGAAAATCCACGGCGGACACATCGGGAGAGGGCTGCACGTTGAGTAAGTAGGTGAGGCGGTCAGCGGGGCGGTCGGCAAAGATGTCGCCGCGCAGCCACTGCACGCGCATAGGCAGCACAGCCACGCTGCGCGCAATGACATCCACGCAGCGGTAAGCTGTGGCGACGGAGAGATCTCCGCCATAGCCTAGCAGACTCAAATCGCTAGACACATAGGAACTCCCAACCGGCTCAGCATTAGCCGAGGCAGCGGGGCGACCTTGGGAGCGTGTAAGAAGTGACTTGAGTTTCTCAAACATAACAACAAATGCATTACTACTCACAAAATTACAAAGTAATTTCCGAGGCGCAAAATGTTGTTTTTCAGCGATTTAAGGACAATATAAGACACAAAAAAGCACCGCGCGGCAAAGCGCGGCAACAATACGACAAAATAAGTGTTTTTTCATAGTGTTAAAAAAAGCCCCACGCCCAGAAATAGGGCGCAGGGATTGTGGTCTTTAGCGGCGGCGGTAGTACATTTTTCCGCCGATTTCTCTAAACTCGGTGACGCACATGAGATGGGCACGTATCATGGTCAGACGCAGCTCATCCTGCCACGCCTGCCACGCTTGGCGGGAGCGGCTGACGACCTTGCTGAGTGCGGCTTCGCGGTTTGCGATTTGCGAGGAAACGGCACGGCGGTGCACACGCCACGAGGCTACATACTTACCTACGAGGGCACGGAACTTGGCACATGAGCGGAAGCCGTTGCTATAATCTAGGTAAGGGTACGCGGATTTATAGAGGTCCGCGTGGCTCTCTAGCTCTTGTGCAATGATGTCGGTCACGTCCTCTTGGGTGAGTGTAACATCCTCGGAGCAGTCGCGCACAGTGCGATACAAGTGCCGCTCAAAGTTGGACACGGCAGCGCGCAGCTGCATGGTCTGATCTTGCGGGGTCATAGCGTCACCTCCTTTCTGTTGGCAGACATGAGGTAATTGTCCAGACGGCTGTGCATCTCATCTTCTAGCGCGGAAAAGATGGGGCGGAGAAGGTCGGCGAACTTGTTGCACTGCTCATCATTGAGTCGAATTTCTTCGGCGCGGTCTTGACATGAGGGGCTGAAATAATCCACCAGACGACAGTACAGGCTCTCCGTAAGGTCGAGCATCTCGAGCACCTCGCGGGTGTTTTTTGACAGCTGGAGGGTTGTTGATGTATTAGCTTGGCTCATTTCGCACCTCCTTTCACGCTAAGTTGGTCGAATAGGCTTGCGGCGGATTCGCTCTGCCCGAATTTGGAGTGCAACCACGCACGCCCTTTCTCTGTCCACACAGTGGTCAAGCGGGTGGCGCTTTTGCCTTGATGGTCGATGTAGGCAGTAGTGCGCACAGCGGTCAAGTCCTTGCCTGCGTGCTTGGCTGTTAAAAACCACTGCTCGGAGCGTTTGAACATGTCGCCACCCGCTTTGAGCAGGTTGTGCAGCTTGATAGCGGAGGACAAGCCAAGCTCTTTCGCCATCTGTGTGGTGGTGTACGTGCCGCGTGCGCTTAGCACCTCATCTGCATATTGCACCTTGGGGGCTTGCAGTTGGAGCTGCTGCGTCTGCGCCTCGATGCGCTCTTGCTGTTGGCGGATGCGCTGCTCATAGTTGGAGAGAGTGGCGTCGGCTACTTTCAAAGCGCGTGCCATAAGGGTCTCGGGCGTGTCGGCTTCAGTCTGCGCGATGTAGCCACCATCTTTGCGGATGGCTGGCAAGACTTCTTCAAACACCCAGTCCTGGAACTTTTCCGCCTCAGCCTTGCGGCTCTGGAAAATACAACGGTAGAGGTTTGCCTCGTCAATGTAGGTCATCGCGTTCACCTGCTCTGTGGTCTTGCCGTGCTGATTGGTTCGTGGGGTGACGGTGTAAATACTACTTACACCGTCACTTTTTAGACGGTCTTTTACCATTCGAGAGTTACTCAGTCCGAGCGATCTTACTACATCGGTAAGACAAAATAAGATCTTGTTTTGCTGTGTCGCGGTTCGGAGCGTGCCGAACATCGCACACTCAAACACTCGCGTGCTTGTTGGGTTCTTGGTTTTTGACATGATAGAACACAGAAAAAGGGCATTTGCCTGTCCTGTTGTCAAGATACCAAGAGGAAATCTTGTGCGCCATTACAGCTAACACACAGGGGTGCAAATGCCCTTATATGAAAAATGAATTTTCAAAAGAGTAAGTAGACGGCTATAAAAATAGCCCTCGACCGATGGGAGTGGTGAGGACTTTAAGCCGTCCTCTTGGCATCTTGACACCGCGAAAGTATAAACTTTTCACGACATCGCCAAATTTTCGGCGTACTATTTTGGTGGTATCTGAATTTTTCTTACTTTCGCAGTATAACAAACAAACAAAATCTAAATTTTACATGAGCGAAAAATTAACCGAAGAACAGAAAAACGTAGGCTGCGGATGTCTTATTTTCCTTGTCCTAATGGGCATCATCACTTGGCTCGCTTGGCCTGGAGACAACACGAGAGTAGTTGATGGCGTTGTAATTGTAAACATCGAGGGCCACGATTATATACAATCCGCGGACGGCAGCAAAACCCACTCGGCTAGCTGCCCATGCCACACGCTACGCGGTGGGGAGTAGTCACCAGGCGCCCAAACTTTTCTCCTATCTTTTTCGAGAAATCTCCCACGATTTGCGAAAAAGATAGGAGTTTTTGTGTCATTTACGCCCTCTCGCCGTGCTGGTTGGTGGTAGGGGGTGACGGTAGGAATTGTATTCCACCCGTCTCTCTTAAGTCGATTTTTCAAAATTAGGCTTCGTCCTTAAAGCGTTCCCGAACTCTGAGTATCTCGTAGGCCTTTACTTTGCCGCCTACAACGAGCGTGCGAACGTCCACCCAGTAGAGCCACTGAAAAGGATTCTCATCGGTCTCGATCGTTAAAAGCCCCTTGTCGTCTTCGTTAAATAGTAGCTTCATGGGCTTGGGGCTTAGCTTCTCAATCGTGCCGTAATCGGCAGACTTGTCTTTGTTGAGCTGACTGAGCTGCAAAAGCTCACGTTCATACACATGTTCTTCCACTTCCTGCTCTTTGCGAGTGGTCACCTCGCGGTTAACGCTGTTTTGCAGCGCGTTGCTCTCTTGGTTGTTGATGGTGATATTGCAGTTTTCATAGACATTGATGCTGCCGTTGGTGACTTCCATAACGCTGGCGACAAGGCTACTCTTCGGGTCTTCTGCTGCGGGTGTGACTACAGCGGAGGCGCGTTGCAAGCTCTTAGTGCTTACGTTAGGGGGCAGCTCACCACGACCAAGGAAATGATTCCAAATGGTCTTTAGGTGCTGGAAAAATTCAACTAGGGTATTCAACCCTTCAATCATCGGAATAACGTCCTTACCAATTTGAACAACCAAATCACAAATGATGCTCCCCTCTTCTACTTTTTCCAAGTAGAGCCCAGGGCTCATCAACTTGTCGCCCCGTGCGTGTGAGAAAGCGGCAAATTCTTCGCTTAGTGCTTCCAACGATTGCACGAAGCTAGAAAGCTGAACGGGCTGTGAGTGCTGAAAATGATAACGCAGCACGTATTGTTTTTCTTCCATTGTGTTTATCTGCTTGTGTACTGCAAAGGTACAAATTTTCTCCTATCTTTTTCGAGAAATCTCCCACGATTTGCGAAAAAGCTCTGAGAAAATCGCACGAATCTCCGAAGAATAAAAAAAGTTTATCCTTTCGCGCATTTTTTACCCCTTATATTTTGCTATCTAAATAAAAAGCATTATCTTTGTATTGTAATCAAACAAACAACGATAACAAGATGAAATACAGCGACCTCCACAAATTCCTAAAGCTCCACGGATGCAGCCAAAAAGGAGAAGAAAGCGGACACCCACAATGGTACAGCCCACACAGTGGTAAGCACTTCGCCACAAGTCACCACCGCTCTCAAGAAGTAGCCAACGGCACACTAGACAGCATTCTCAAACTTGCAGGACTGAAAAAGCAGTTTAAGGAGCGAGGAAAGAAAGGGAAAGGAAAGATGAGGTAGGGGAGAAAGCCCCCTCCCATCCTTTCGGATTACGCTGCAGTATTTCATCACATACACATAAACCCAAATTACACGATTATGCAACAAATCACCGCGCACGTTGAAAACAACGGACAGGGCTTGTATTCGGTCTACATCGAAGAAGATATGCCCTTCGGAGTTATAGGAGATGGCTGGACCATCGAAGAAGCAAAAGCGGACTTTTTGGAGTCTTACAAATCTGCATGCGAGGATCATTTAGAAAGCACCGGCGATGATGTGCAAGTGCCCGTGGTCTTCGTCTTGGACTTAACTGCCTTGCTCTATCATTACAAGAATTATCTATCTCTTGCGGGGCTTTCGCGCCTCACGGGCATCAATAAGGCGCAGCTCTCACAATACGTTTGCGGACGCCGAAACGCTAAGCCGCAAACCATTGAGCACATCAAGAAAGCCGTGCAGGACTTCGCACGCGATTTGCTCAATGATTTCGCCTAATCTTCCGCCTTATCTACTACGAGGGGTGACCGCTTCAAAGTGGTCGCTCCTCTTTTTTACTGCTCATAGTCGAGGAACAAGCGCAAGCACATGAGCATCGTGATCACACCGTCTATTTTTTGATTGTGCCGACGCTTGAGAGGCTTGCAGTTGTCTAGTTTGTCGTAGTCTAGCACCGCGTTGCCAAAGCAATAGGCATTGATTGGGTTGTCGTTGATGGTCACGCGGTCGGTCTTTGCCATGTGCTCGAAGCTCTCCACGGGGGCTGTAAAGGTGCCGTAAGTTTGGCGCACCGGGGTGAGGACATGATCACCACCCGCGGCGGCTAGCATGTTGATCACCTCTTGGCTCTTATAGGGGTCGTAGCCGATGCCCAATATCTCATATCTGCGGCTTAGCTCCATGACGTGCCGCACGATGGCGCGGTAGTCTATCACAGGACCATCGGTCAAAATCAAATGCCCGTCCTCTGCCCACTTGCGGTAAAGTTTTTCGTTGGGGTGATCCTTGAGTGCACCCGCGGGGAAAAAATAGCTTGTGACAAACCGAAAGCCTTTGCCCTCGCGGTCATAGACGCCCGCGGTGACTGCGGAGAAGTCGTCACTGATGCTGAGGTCGATTGCCACCATAGCTTGCGGGCGGGTCTTGTAGCTTTGTAGGCTTTCGGGGCGCATCATGCGGCGGGCTAGGGTGCTGCTTATCCAGCTGCGGGTCTCAATCTCGGAGTAGATGTTGAGCAGCTTTGTGCGGAATGCCATCAAAGACTCCGCGCCCTCACGTTGGGCGGCGCTCCATTGCTTGCGGTAGAAGTCCATCGACACGGTCACCCCCATGTGCGGGTGTACCTTGCGCCACGTAGCCTCATCGCCCTCATCGTCGTCGACGTCGGGCATGAACAAATGACCGAAGCTCGCGTCGTCCTCGTACTCGCCTAGTAGTAGCTTTTTGTAGCCCTCCACCTTGTCGAAGCACGGGCCATCGAGCACGTCGCTTGCCGTGGTGATGATGCCGGTGAGCGGGTTGTCGCGCGCACCCATCGAGGTCGTCAGCACATTGAGTAGGTCGGAGTCTCGCGCCTGCGCGTACTCGTCCATGATGACGGTTGAGGCGTTGAGCCCGTCCTTGGTGTTGGCGTTTGCCGTGAGGCACTGCGCAAAGGCGGGGCGGTCGGGGCGGCGGCTCTTGATCTCGGTCTCGTTGTTGACATAACGCCGCTCTTTGGGGTCTAGCTTGCGAAAGCAGCCACGGACGACGGCAAAGCACTTTTTTGCCTGGTCCGCACTATTGGCGCAGGTGTAGCTCTCCGCATTGGAGTCACCAAATAACACATCATCCACGACAAAAAAAGCCGCGCTGGTGGTCTTGCTAAACTTACGAGGCACAAACCAAAGCACGTCCTGGACAACACGCTGCCCGCCCGACCAGAAGCCGAAGACGTGCGCAAATTGGAACACCTGCACGGGGGTCATAGCGTAGCAGGTGACGCCGACCTTGCCCGGAAAGTGCAAAGACTCATACACTGCGATTTTTTGGCGCACCACGCCTACACTGAGCCCGTACTTGTCCACTAGTCGCAAAAATCTTTCGACGGCGAGCTGCTCGAAAAGATTGTGCCCTTCGGGGTTGCTTGCCACCTCTGAGCAGTAATCCAGCAGACGGCTGTCTACCTCATCGAGGGCGTACGGGCGCAGGTCGATTTGTGCCAATCTCTCAGAAACGGCGTTTTTAGCCTCTCTGAGCCTCTCTTTTTCTTCGTCCGTTGTCATATACTACTTGCGATTAGTTACGGCGTTACGCGTCTCCTTGATGGCCTTCTTGGTCAAATTGATGAGCGGGTCGTCCTCATCGCCTACGTCTAATGCGTCGGCAGTAAGCCCGAGCACCTTGGTGTGGTCCTTGACAGCGGCGAGGGCTTCCTTCTGCACTCGAAAGGCGGGGTGCGGGGCTATCTTGGTGCCCATGCGCGTCATCTCCTCCACGGTGGTCTTGCTGAGTCCATCGATTTCGGCGTTAGCCATATCGAGCGAGCGCAGCGCGCTTGCAAGGGCTTGTATTTCCGCACTGAGGGCGGGCACGTTGGCACCCGTACCACGTAGGGCGCGCTTTATCTTGGCAGCGTACTCATCGCGGTGTAGGGTCTTGCTTTTGAGGATGGGGGCAAAGCGTCTCTCGATAGCTAGTAGACGCTTGTACTCCTCGACGCTGATGAGCGTCTGTCCGGGGTCGGTTGTAGGGGTCATATTTTCGGGGGTCTAGGTTAGGATTTTGCTAAAGTTTTGCAGGGGTACGCGA